ATATTATGGAAATAATTTTTACATGTCAAATAAATTTATTATATTATAGAATATGGCAAAACAACTAGGATACGCATGTATAAATATGACACTTGCAAAGCAAGGCATATCATGCAACAGAAGTATGATACGTAGAACCTTTGATTCTAAAGGTGTAGCGTATGCATCAGAACTTATATTGGAAAACTTACGAAATCTAACAAAAATTGTAAGTTGGAATAATCAACATGGAATAAAGGTATATCGAATGTCGAGTAATATGTTTCCATGGATGTCTGAATATGAATTTACAGATTTACCAGATTATGATAAAATTTGTAATTTGTTGAAAGGTATTGGTAAATTGGCAATGGATAATGGTCAACGTCTATCATTTCATCCAGGCCAATTTTGTGTGCTAGCTTCACCAAACGAAGAAGTAGTACTAAATGCTATGAATGAACTAGACAAATCTGCACAGATTATGGATCTGATGGGATTACCAGAATCTAGAATGGCAAAAATCAACATTCATGTCGGTGGTGCTTATGGTGATAAAAAAGCTGCACTAGATAGATTCTGTAAGAACTTCTTACGTCTACAACCTTCAGCACAAGCTCGCCTTACGGTAGAAAATGATGATAAAGCAAATATGTATTCAGTAAAAGATTTATATGATGGTGTATACAAAGTTGTTGGTATACCTATTGTATTTGACTATTTCCATCACAAGTTTTGTACAGGTGATATGACTGAAGAAGAAGCACTCAAACTTGCTGCATCAACATGGGGAGATGTAAAGCCTTGTACTCACTATTCAGAATCAAGACGTGATGAACAAAAACTTATTATTGAAGGAATATGTAAGAACAATAATATTACAATAGAGCAAATGCAAGATTGGCCAACACTAGCAGGAATGTATAAAGAATTTAGTAAGATAAAAGTTCAAGCACATTCAGACTATATTAAAGATGAAATTAAAGATTATGGTCTAGATATTGACGTTGTCGTAGAAGCTAAAGCTAAAGAATTAGCTTTTATGAATGAAAAGTATAAAAAAGTTTTAACAGAAGTTTTACCATGTTAGATTTTTTTATTATATTAAGTAATAATTAACAAATAAAAGGAGAGAAAAAATGGCTATTGATTTAGATGCAATTAGACGTAAACTCGGAGATTTACAATCTCAAACAACTAGGACTTCACACTTATGGAAACCAAGTCCTGGTAAAAATCAGGTAAGAATAGTACCTTACCAGTACAATAAGGATAATCCATTTCAGGAATTATTCTTTCATTATGACTTAGGAAAGAAAAACTATCTTTCACCAGTAACTTTTGGCGAAGCAGATCCAGTTGTAGAATTTTCTGAAAAGTTAAAATCTACAGGTAACTCGGATGACTGGAAACTTTCTAAAAAACTTGAACCAAAAATGAGAACTTATGTTCCTGTATTGGTAAGAGGTGAAGAAGGAGAAGGTGTTAAATTATGGGGTTTTGGTAAACAAGTATATACTGAACTACTAGGCTTCATTACAGATCCTGATTATGGTGATATTACAGATCCTTCTACAGGTAGAGATATTGTTGTTGAATTTACACCTTCTGAAGGAGCAGGTTCATATCCAAAAACTACAATTAGAGTAAAGCCTAATCAAACAGCAGCTACAACTGATAAAAATATAGCTGACAAGATTATGACTGGTCAAGAAGATATTTTTAACATTTTCAAAAAAGTATCTTATGATGACTTAAAACAAGCACTAGAAGAGTGGTTAGACCCAAGTACTGATGGTGAACAACCAGCTGGAGATTTACCATGGGAAACAAATAATCAACAAAAAACTGCAACTCCTGCACCAGCAGCCGCAGCAGCAACTTCAAAAGTAAAAAGTACAGATGATATTTCTGCAGCTTTTGATGATTTATTTAACCAATAGGAGAGATTAAAATGGATAAAGAATTATTAAAAAGAAAAATTGAAAACCCAGTTAGAGCTTTAGCAAAAGAATTGGAAGGTAGAGGACAAATGGAAGGTATTATTGCCGAATTAGTTCGTGCTATTTTGACTAATGTTAAAGAATTAAATGGAGAGGAATAGTATGGGTAATCAAGAAAAAGATGCATTAGCAGAACAACTAGCAACATCCCTAAATAAAAAATTTAAGGACTATAAAGTTGCTTATTTTCTTGATGGTTCAGAAGATACTCCTACAGATTTAACTGAATGGATATCAACAGGCTCATCTATGCTAGATTTGTGTATATCAAATAGACCTGATGGAGGAATACCAGTTGGTAGAATTACCGAAATAACTGGATTAGAAGCTTCAGGAAAGTCTCTAATAGCTGCACAAATTTTAGCAAATACTCAGAAAATGGGTGGATTAGCCGTTTATATTGATACTGAAAATGCAATTAACGAAGAGTTCTTACAGGCTCTAGGCATTGATACTGCTAAGCTATTGTATGTTCAATTGGAAACAGTTGAAGATATATTTGAAGTAATGGAAAATATAATTTTAACCGTTAGAGAAGGTGAAAAGAATAGATTAGTTACGATAGCAGTAGATTCAGTTGCAGCAGCCACAACTAAAGTTGAACAATCAGCTGATTATAGTAAAGATGGTTGGGCTACAAGTAAAGCAATAGTATTATCTAAAGCCATGAGAAAAATTACTCAAATGATAGGTAGACAAAGAATTGCTCTTGTATTTACTAATCAACTTCGACAAAAGATGGGAGTGATGTTTGGAGATCCTTGGACTACTTCAGGTGGAAAAGCTATTGCATTTCATTCTAGTTGTAGACTGAGACTAAAAGCAGCAGGACAAATAAAAGCAGCAGTTAATGGTCAAGCTCAAACAGTCGGTATAAAAACAAAAGCTCAAGTTGTTAAAAACCGAATGGGCCCACCATTAAGACAAGCAGAATTTGATATTTACTTTGATAGTGGAATAGATGATTTTGGTGGATGGTTGCAGGTTATGAAAGCCTATAAGTTGATTAAACAAGGTGGATCTTGGTATACATATACTAAATTAGATGGAACAGATTGGAAATGTACTTCAAAAACTTGGAAAGATAAGCTTGCAGAAGATGAAGAACTTAGAAAAGAAATCTATGACCTTATATGTAAAACTTTGATAATGGACTACAAAACTGAAGACTTAGGTATAGATGATGTAGAACATTCAGATGAACCAGTTCCAGAAGGATAGGCAGTGAAGAGTGGCGTGGTGACCCCATTTAACACGAATAATAGTGCGACTTTGGTCATGGTGTGAAGCTGATACCAACGTTTTTTGATCGTCACCGTAGAAAAACTAGAAAACACACTTCACTATTAGCTTTGTAAGGGTCCTGATTTATTTTTAGGACCCTTACTTTTGTTAATAACTTTTAGCCCAGAATTTTTCCAGGTCAAATAATTTTATTATATTTACTATATAAGATATAACTATGAAAGACAGATACAAAGAAATACTAGAAGGCTTGCAGGAAGATAATGCACCAAAACACAAAAATGATAGAATACTTATCATAGATGGATTAAATACTTTTATTAGAAGTTTTGCAGTTAATCCTAGTACAAATGAAGATGGTATACATGTTGGTGGTATGACAGGGT